TGTTTGCTGATTGGGCTAATAGAGGCTTAAACAGGTGGACAATAGAGCAAGCTACTTTGCCTCTTGCATCAGGAATTGCTATTTACCCTGCCGGAACACTTACTATGACAGTTGCGGCTAGTGGTTCTTTTTCAGTAGCAGAAACAATAACAGGGGGTACTAGTGGAGCTACAGCAAGTATTACAAGTATCCGCTCTACTACTGCGATAGATATTACAATACCTGAGGGAACCTTTGTAGCAACGGAAACGATAACAGGTGCAACAAGTGGGGCAACCACCACCGTTTCCGCTGCTATTTCTTTAACACCCATACAGTCAACTATTGATGTACTTTCTGCGGTGATCAGAACAGGAACAGGTTCAGGGCAAACAGATGTAGCTATAAGTAGAATTAGTAGAGATGCTTACATCAACATTGCCACTAAAAATAGCTCTTCTAGACCTACGCAGTTTTATGTGGATAGGTTAATTACCCCCTCTATAAAATTGTGGCCTACTCCAGACAATAATACTTACACATTAGTATATGATAAATTAACTAGAATAGATGATGTAGATAATCCACAAAATACGGTAGATGTACCTTTTAGGTTTTACCCATGTTTGTCTGCAGGATTAGCTTATTATATTTCTCTTAAACGCGCTCCGCAACGAACTCAAATTTTAAAGGCTGTATATGAAGAAGAGTTTGAAAGAGCGGCAGCTGAAGATAGAGATAGAGCAAGTTTAAGTTTAACCCCTAGTCGCGACTACTATACGTTTATACGATGAAGTATGTATCTGGAAAATACGCAAAAGCAATTTGTGACCGTTGTGGGTTTGAGTACCCATATACTTCTTTGCAAAAAGAGTGGAACAATTTGAAAGTATGTCCTGAGTGTTTTGAACCTAAACACCCACAATTAGAACCACCCCCACCCCCTTTTGAACCAGAGGCATTGTATGACCCTAGACCAGATAGGGCTGAAGGGTTAGATGTTTTTGTTGGGCAGGAAATATTTCCACCTTTGAAAATTGCTTCCACACATGCGATTACTTCTGTTGGTAAAGTGGAGGTTGTTATTTCATGAGTTTTACATATACAACATTAAAAGAGACACTACAGAACTATACCCAAAACACAGAAACAACATTTCTTAATTCTATGGATATGTTTATTCGTTTAGCAGAGGAACGAATATTAAAATCGACACAATTAAATGTTTTTCAAAAAAATGTAACAGGAACGTTATCTACAGGTAATGCGTATCTGGCTGTTCCTAGCGATTTTTTATCTCCGCATTCTTTGAGTATTACAAATAGTAGCTCTTATGAATATTTACAATTTAAAGAGTTAGAGTTTGTTCAGTCTTATAATCCTAATGCAGCAACAACAGGTGTACCTAAATATTACGGACAATTTGATGTAAATTATTTTGTGTTAGCCCCTACACCGAATGCTACTTTTACTGCTAACTTGAGTTATTTTTACCGTCCCTCTAGTTTAACTTCAAGTCAATACCTTCTTAGCATGAACAATGTTTCTGGTACGTTTGTAGTAGGTGAAACAATAACAGGAGGTACAAGTGGGCAAAGCTCTACAATAGGTGTTGTAGAAACAAGCACAAGCCTTACTGTTGGCATACCGAGCCAAAACTATACCGTTGGTGAAACGATAACAGGAGGTACAAGTGGTGCTACTGGTGTGATAACTTCTTTAGGTGCAGACACTGCTAATAGTTGGCTTAGTGAAAATGCTGAAGTTGCTTTATTGTATGCTTCCCTTTCTGAGTGTTATCTTTTTATGAAAGGCGAACAAGATATAATGACTATGTATAACCAAAGATATGGAGAAGCGATTAACCGTTTGAAAAATTTAGGTGAGGCATTAGAAGTTACTGATGATTATTCTGCGGGATATATAAAGAAAGCTAGGACATAATGTTTACAGATAGTTTAAAATTACCTGACGATTTTTCAGTAGAAGTACACACTACTAATAAAAGAGGTTCTACCCCAGAAGAAATAGCTTCTATGTGTGTAAAAAAATTAGTTTTTGTTTCTGACAATGCAGAACCTGCGATAAGAGACCAAGCTCGTGCATTTAGCTCTCATATTGAGAAAGTGATTGCTTCTCATATGAAACAGGCGGTACAAAGTGATAGAACAACTGTTTTTAACGCTTTGGTAGACGCAGGACACCCAGAACTAGCTGAACTTATAAGGAGACTTTAATATGGCGTTTAGTGGGAATTTTATGTGTACCTCTTTTAAAAAAGAGCTACTCTTTGGCGTACACGATTTTGATACTTCTGCTTCAGGAGACACTTTCAAGTTAGCATTGTATACAAATAGTGCTTCTTTCACCGCAGCTACGACTGCATACACTACAGGTAATGAAGTATCTGGCACAAATTACAGTGCAGGGGGAGGAACACTTAACTCAGTAGACCCCACTACTTCTGGAACAACAGCATTAGTTGATTTTGATGATTTAGTTTTTTCAAATGTTACTCTTTCTAGTGTTAGGGGTGCATTGGTTTATAATACTAGCCCTGATACTACTTCTATTTCCGTTACTAACCCTACCGTGTTAGTTTTAGATTTTAGTGCAGATAAAGCGGCAAGTTCTGGTGATTTTACCATTGTTTTTCCTACCGCTGATGCTTCAAATGCGATTATTCGGATTGCTTAAATGGCCGATGCAGTTGTTCCATATCTAGGTTGGGGAAGCCTTAGTCAAGCGTGGAACACGCAAGCGTGGAATACCGTAATACTATTGAACAAAACAGTTACAGTAGTATCAGACGGTGGAAATAAATATGCTATAGATGGTACAACACAGGCTTCTCTTGTTTTAGCTAGGGAACAAACTTATGTGTTTGATGTATCTGACTCTTCTGTAGGAACTCACCCATTACAATTTTCTACTACTTCTGATGGTACACATGGAGGTGGATCAGCTTATACATCAGGAGTTACCGTTAACGGAACAGCAGGACAAGCAGGAGCAACGGTTACCTTTGCTATTCCTTTTGATGCTCCAGACACTTTATACTACTATTGTTCAAGTCATAGCGGTATGGGCGGTTCAGTAACGATGTATAATATATCTGTAGTGCCTGTCGCAAGAATGGCAACAGGAGGTGCAAGTTCTGTTTCCGGTGCAAGTACGGTTACCATAACCACCACAGATATTGTTGGTACAGGAGGAGTAGGTACTGCTAATTTAGATGGAACAGCTACAGTCACTGTTTCAGGTGTTGCAGGTACAGGAGGTTTGTCTGCTGTTAGCATTGAAGGAGATGCAAACTTTTCTGTGAACGTAGCTAGTCTTTTTGCTACTGGAGCAGTAAATGGTGTTAATGTAACAGGAGATGCAAATATTCCTATTGATGTTACCGGATCAGGTGCTGTTGGCATTGTAGGTGTAGGGTTTGTTTGGGGATTAAATGTACCTGACCAAGAACCTAATTGGAAAGAAATTGCAGCATAAGGAGTTAATATGAGCACATATGTAAATAACTTAAGACTAGAAGAAATAGGCTCGGGGGAACGTTCTGGAACGTGGGGAACGGCAACAAACGTTAACTTAGAGTTAATAGGCGAGGCTTTTGGTTATGGTACGGAAGCATTAAGTAATGCGTCTACAGCTACGATTACAATGGCAGATGCAACTTCTGATGGTGCAAGAGCATTTTACCTTAAACTTACAGGGGCGTTAGGACAAAACTGTACCGTTACGTTAGCTCCTGATACTGTTTCTAAAATATGGATAATTGAAAACGCTACTACAGATTCAGGTTCTAGTGGCCCTTACTCTACTATTATTAAACAAGGAAGTGGCGGCGGTGCTTCAGTTACGATTCCAAACGGCAATGTAAAGGTAATTGTTACAGATGGTGGAGGTTCTGGTGCTATTGTTTATGATGCTTTTACTGATGTAAGTTTAGCAGGAACGACTAAAGCAGTTACATTAAGTGCCTCTACAGCTATTGTCCCTGATACTTCTGGGGGAGCTGATATAGGAACAGCTTCTTTAGAGTGGGGTGATGTTTATATAGCTGATGATAAACAAATCAAATTTGGTAGTGGTCAAGATGTCACTATGGAATATGATGAAGATGGGACAGATACCTTACTTATAACAGGAGCAACAACTATAAACGGGAATGCGACTATAGCTGACGGAACTAATAATTTTACAGTTGCGTCCCATGATGGTAGTAATGGATTAGTATTAGGTTCTACTCTAGTTACTGTCACAGGAGCAGAAATAAATTCTGTAACTAGCAAAGCAAGTACAGGAAAAGCGATCGCAATGGCAATGGTTTTTGGTTAAAAGGAGATAAAAGATGGCAGCACCTAATATTGTCAATGTCGCTACGATCACGGCAAAGACAGCAACAGCACTATTAGCAGGAACAGGAGCAGTAAATGCTTTGAATAATCCTGCATCATCTGGCAAGGTAATGAAAGTTAATAGCTTGATTATATCTAACGTAGATGGTACAAACTCAGCTACCATAACTGTAGCAATATATCCGAATGACGATCTAGCAGGAACAGCCGTAGTTATCGCTTCTACTATAGCAGTACCTGCAGATTCATTTGTAGTTATTGTAGATAAAAACCAAGGATTGTATTTAGAAGAGGATAAATCTCTTGGTGTTACAGCAAGTGCAGCTAACGATTTAACGTATACAGTTACTTAT